GCCGGCAAGGCGCTAACAGCTATTGGCGCCATAGGCGCTGCGGGCCTGGGTTTGAGCATTAAGGCGGCAGTAGAAGCGGAGCAGCAAATGGCCCGCGTTGACGCCATATTTGGCGCGTTAGAGGGTACAACGCAGACCGTGAGCGCCGGATTTAGGCAATTAACAGACGCAGAGCTGGAAAGCAATGCGGAGTTTGGCAAACTGAACCAAACGCTAGCGGAAACAGACCTTGCGCAGCGTGAGGTGAGATTGGCAGCAGACGAGCTTAAGAAAAAACTAGGCGAGGGCAAGATAAGCCAGGAGCAGTACGCGCTTGCGAGCGAGAAGCTGGATTTACGGCTAGAGCAGATACAGGGCAGCGCCGCGGAGGTACGCACAAAAATAGACGAGCTGAAAACGTCGCAGGTAGAGATTACAAAAGAGATTACGCATACCGGCGACGCGCTGGGCGATATACGCAAACGATTTGATGAGGCGGCTAAAGGAGCCGTACAGTTTGGTTTTGACGACGAGCAGGCGAGCGAAACGCTGGCAAAGTTTTTGCAGCGCACCGGCGACGCAGACCAAGCATTGCGTTTGTTTGGCGTAGCGCAGGATTTGAGCCGCGCCAAAAACATAGACCTTTCCGCAGCAACCGATAAGTTAAACCTGCTTATTGCCGGCAGCCCAAAGTTGCTGAAAGAGTTTAACATTAACTTGGCAGAGGGCGCTACGGAAGCCGAGAAGCTGGACGCGATAGAGCAGGCATTGGCCGGCCATACAGAGGAGTTTGCGCAGACCGCAGCCGGCCAGCTAGCTATAGCGCAAGAGAGCTTTGGTAATTTAACCGAGGAGGTGGGCGCGCAGCTTTTGCCGGTGCTTATATCGCTGCTGGAAAAACTAAAGCCGGTAATAGAGAGCTTTATTACATGGACGAAAGAACACCCGCAGCTGTTTCAAGCATTAGTGCTTGTTACCGGCGCGATTACGGCGCTTAGCTTGATACTTGGCCCTATATTATTGGCCCTACCGGCCATTAGCGCGGCCGTAGGCGCCTTTGGCGTGGTTTTAGGGGTGATATTAAGCCCTATAGGGCTGGTTATCGCGATATTGGCGGCCCTGGCCATTGCTATATTCCTGATTGTGAAGCATTGGGACACGATTAAAAAAGCCACAGGCGAGGCGGTGGAGGGCATGCGCATTATTATTGCAGAGAATATAGCAGCTATCCGCAAGGGCTGGGACGAGGCATGGCTGGGCATGAAAACAATTATTAAGGAGAGTATAAACAGCATGATTGGTTTTATTAACAGCTTGATAAACGCATGGAACCGGCTAAGCTTTACCGTGCCAAAAATAGACCTGCCATTTGGCGGCAGCTTTGGCGGCTTTAGTTTAGGCGTGCCGCAGATACCAAACGTGCCAGGATTGCAGGAGGGCGGGATTGTGAGGCAGCCGACGCTGGCAGCGCTGGCCGAGAATAACGAGCCGGAGGCGGTACTGCCGCTTAGCCGGCTGGGCGGCCTGGGCAACATAATTAACATAAACATTAGCGGCCCCGTATTTAGCGACGACGCCGAGCGCCTGGGTAACCAGGTGGGCGACGCCATAGTGCGCAAGCTGGGCCTGCAAATGCGGATTGCATGATTACCGTTAAGATAAACAGCATAGACCGCACGGCTCTTATAGATTGGCCTACGTTTGTATGGGAACAGGCGCTAACAAGCCAGGTAGATACGGTGCGCTTCACGATTAAGCGCTACGATACGAAAACATACAAGCCGGCGCTTCTTGATGATGTAGAGGTGCTGGACGGCGCCACAAAACTATTTGGGGGCAAGATTGTGCATAGCCGCGAAGCCATAGAGGGCCGGCTGCAGTTGTTTGAGGTAATGGTAAAAGACCATACGCACGAAATGGACAAGCGGCTTGTAGTGAAAACCTACGAGGACACCACGGTTAGCGTAATTATTAACGATATTAAAGCCCTATTTTTGCCGGCCGGTTTTACCACCACCGGCGTAACCGTTACCACGCCGGTTAAGTTTATTGCATTTAACTACGAGCAGCCGAGCAAATGTTTCCAGCAGTTAGCAGAGCTAGTGGGCGCCGATTGGTACGTTGACGAAAATAAAGATATTAAGTTTTTCCTACGCAACGAAATGGTGGCGCCGTTTGATTTAACAGATACAAACGGCAAATACATTTTTAACAGCTTGGTAATAGAGCGCGACGTAGTGAACCTACGCAATGTTATTTTTGTGCGCGGCGGCGAGTTTAAGGGTACTACATTTACAGAAAAGGAAACCGCAGACGGCGTGGCAAAAGTGTTTAAGCAGGGATTTAGGTATAGCGCCATATCGCCGGCTACCGCAATATCCGTAAAAAAGGGTGGCGTAGCGCAGAGCGTAGGAACTGATAACATACATGACCCTGCGGCCTTTGACGTGCTGTATAATTTTCAAGAAAAAGCCGTTAAGTTTAGGGACGATAACAAACCTGCAAATGGAGTTGAGGTAGAGGTTACGGGCCTGCCACATATTCCTGTAATTATTCGCACGCGCGATAACGTGAGCGCCGGCACCTTTGGCGAGTTTGAGCATAAAATTATAGACAAAAGCATAGATAGTAAAGAGGGCGCACGCGACCGCGCGCGCGGCGAACTGATTGCATGGGCAGATAAAATAAATGAGGGCGGGTTTACTACGGTAGAGAGTGGATTGCGCGCAGGCCAAAAGATACGAATACAAAGCACGATACGCGGGCTGGACGAAACATTTGTTATTAGCCGCGTGAGCAGCAAGTTAATGACGCCGACGGATTTAGAGCATAGGGCTACGCTAATGACGCAGCGCACCTTTGGCATGGTTGAGTTTTTGACGCAGTTGCTCATGCGTAAGGACAAAGAGATAGAGATTAACCGCGACGAGGTACTAGACCGTATAGAGGCAGCAATAGAGGACATTATAGTTACCGAAGCGTTTACGGTTGTTACGGCCCACAATGCGCAGCTAGAGAGTATTGCGGCAGGAGAAACGCCGACGGTACAGGCATTAAATTACCCCGTGGTTTTTGTGCTAGCGCCGTACCCCGTGCCGACCGGCTTTAACCGCGAGCTTGCGCTAGGCGGGTTGCCGTTTGGCGGCGGGGTACTTTCCTAGTGCAAAGGGCGTGGTAAAATAAAATTGTATGGACACTAAAATAAAACAAAACGAGGGGCTAAAGCTACATGGCGTTTGGCGGTTTACTATCCGCGACGCTGCAACCGGCAAGATTAAGCGGGTGCAGGAATACAAAAACCTGATACCCACCATTGGCCGCCGGCAGATTGCTAAAGGGCTTTCCGGCGGGTTTATCGTAGTTGCAGAGGCCGCAATTAACTTTACGAGCTTGGGGAGCGGAACCAATGCGCCGGCAAATGGCGATACACAGCTACAAACAGAGGTATTTAGGAAAACCGTAGCGAGCAATACATTTAGCGCTAACCAGCTTTTTGTTACGGCATTTTATACAGCTACAGAGGCCGTAGGAACCCACCGCGAAGCAGGGCTGCATATTAACGGAACCGTAACAGTAAACAGCGGCATATTATTTAGCCGCGTTGCCATTAACGTAGTTAAAAGTGCAACAGAAACTCTCACGATTGACTACAGTATTTCATTTACCTAGCTAGAGTATGGCACTAAAAAATACCTACATAGCGGGCGACCCGCTGCCCGCTGCAGACGTAAACGATATTGTGGACGCCGTATTACAGGCAGACCACAACATTTTTGAGTTGGCGCTGCAAAATTATTTTGCAAGCTTGGTTACGCCGGTAACGGGGCTTTTGTTTGACGGCTTTAGCGACCAGACGAAAGCAGATATTGCAAGCAATACGCTAGGCGCACAGGCGAATAGCGGGCAAGCGAACCTAGCCGTACTATCTACTACCAATTTTGCCATAAACAAGTTTATTAGCATTTTTGACGGGCTAGGTACGCTAGAGGAGAAAATTATACAGAGCATTACTGCCGGTTTAACTAATAGCATAGACCAGCAGCAAACTGATTTTTCACAAACAGGTACGGATTGGGCCGCAGGAGCAACCACCGGCCGCTGGCAGGCGCAGAGCTTCCAGGTATCTACTGCCGGCAAGCTAAAGCAGGTTAGAGTGCATTTTTTGCGCAACGCAAACAACACCACCTTTAAGTGTGAGCTGCAAACAGATAGCGCGGGTAGCCCAAGCGGTACGATATTAGAAACTAGCGATACCATTGCGCCAACAAGCACCGGCGAATGGACGTTTACGTTTGCAGGAACGCTAACGCTTTTACCCTCTACAACGTACTGGTGGGTTGTTAAGCCGGTATCGCTGGACACTAATAATAATATGGACATTAACGGCAAGGGTACTACAAACCCCTATGCCAATGGACAAGCAAAGTGGACTGATAATAGTGGTGGAACATGGACAAACGGCGCACGGCAGTTGAGCGGCGACGCTAACGCCGATATGTATTTTAAGATTGTTATAGATACCTTTGGAACCATTACGCTAACCACAAACCTTGCCAATACCTATGCGGTTGGCAGCGCAGTACGGCGCACCGGCGTTGCGTTTGATACCACAAACCGCAAAATAACCATAGACGAAACGGTGCAAAGCAGCGTATTTACTGATGATTTTAACCGTGCGGATAGCAATACTACGGGCAATGGCTGGACAGAGGTAGGAGTAGACGATACGGGGCAGCGGATTGTTAGCAATAAATTGCGCCTAGAGCGAACTTCTGCCAGCCCGTCAATTTATGCGGTACACCGCAGCTTAGGCGCTGGGCTTGGCGCAGGGCTGCGCTCCCAAATTGAGTTTCAAATTGTTACTTTTCCTGGCACTACGCAGGCATACTTTTACTTTTTTCCGTATTTTTCGCCTGCCGACAGCAGCACAAATGGGCTTGGCATACGGGTAAACTTTACGAACGCAGCACAGCAAACGCTTGATATAATAAATAACGGCGCCTTTCCAGCTTCCACCCATAACCTAACGCTAGCCGCAGCAACGCCATACTTTTTTTGGGTAGATTTTGAGGGAGGCACAACCCCAGGAACCTTGAAGGTAAAAGCATATTTTGCCACCACAAATGTTAAACCTGGCAGCCCGCAGGTAACAGCAGATAACGTAACTCCTGGCTCCCCAAGTGCAACAAGCGCAAAAATTGCGCATGAAAGCAACGGAGCCGGCCAAGCATTTGATAATAATTTTGTAATAATAAATACTGCAGCCGTTAAGACCGCACACTACTACACAAAGCGTAATTTATTCCAGGCCAATATAGCGCTATCCGAGCTTTGGGTAGTGCGCAATTTTGCGAGCCGCTTTAACCTAGCAAGCAGCATTGCCCAGGGCGCAACCACGCTAACCATTACGGGCGATAAGACCGCAGAGTTTGCAAACGGCGACACGATAGATATTTACAAAAGCACAAACGAGGTGCGCGAACGAAAGACATTAACGGCCACGCCGACGTTTGGCGCCGGAGTAACTACGCTAACATTTACCACGGCCATTGCCGTAGTGGGCGGTTTTGCTACTAGCGCTTTTGTAGAGCGGGTGGACGTGCTGCCTAAAATGAGCGTGGTAGACGGGGCCGCAAACGAAAACCCCGTGGCAATGACTTATGTTAAAAGCATTGTGGATTTTACCAATAGCGAGGTAGAGGACGAATATACGCTAACGCCAGGAACGCCGGAAACAGACGTTACCATTAAGTTGAGCATAACCCGCAATACTGCAGCCGTGGTGCCATACGCAAAGCGTTTAGGAGCTACGTTGCACGATTAAACCTATGGAAACCCGCAAACCTACAGGCGCAATAGAATATATCCGCAGCCCGCAAGAGCAGGCCGAGTATGAGGCATTGAGGGCCGTACAGGCCCGAATACGGGCCAAAAAGCCCATGCGTGGGGCTGACCTGACGCCGGTAGACGTTGCTGACCTAGTGCTGGCGATAGCCAAAAAGCTAAAGATATTATGAGCGACGCCACGATACACAAGATTTTAGAGGAGGTTGGCTATATCCGCGGCACCGTTGACGCTATGGATAGCAAGCTTGCGGCCCAAAACGGCAGCATTGCAGAGCTGAAAAAGACCGTGGGCCGCCATGAGGTGATACTAGGCAAAGTTGGCCTGGTGTTTTCCAGCATAGTATTTGCGGTTACGCTGGCATTTAACGCCGCGATAGATTGGTTTAAGGAGCTAAAAAACTGATATGGAAAACAAGCCGCAATTTATCGTGGTACACCATACGGCAACAGACCGGCGCAAAACCACGTTTGCCGCGGTGAACGAATACCACCGCAAGAAATGGAACTTTAAGAGCAAGTTAGGTTTTTATATTGGGTACCATTATTTTATAGACGGCAACGGAGTGATTACGCACGGCCGCGACAACCTGGAAGCCGGAGCGCATACAAGCCAGGGCGGCATGAACTACAAAAGCATTGGCGTTTGCCTAGCCGGCAATTTTGATATAGAAAGCCCCAGCACGGAGCAAACCGTGCAGCTGGCAGAGCTGATGTACCAGGTGAGCAAAGCGTATGGCATACCGGCAGCGAACGTACACCCGCACCGCAAGTATGCGCCTAAGAGCTGCTACGGCCGGAACCTGCCGGACTTATGGGCGCAAAACCTGCTGGTAGAGCGCTTGCAGCGCGACGAGCTGCAGGGGCAGGTGCTTGTGGAGAAGGCACGCGACATTGTGGATATTTTAGGGTATGATAGAGGCATAACAGCGGCGCAAAAAGCAGAGGTAGTTGACCTGCTTACGCGCGCGCTAGATAAAGCAAAAAGCTTATGATAAACAAGCTTTTACGCGGCTACAGCTTAACTTACGCAGGTGTTTTAACTATGGTTATCGGCGTAGTGCTTGATACTGCCGGCACGCCGGTAGTTGAGGGCGACGTTGAAACCACCGTTACAACGCTAATAAAGCTTGCCGGTGCTATCGCTGCATTGTATGGGCGATACCGAGCAGGTGGCATAAATGCGTTAGGTTTGCGCCGTAGCGCAGAGTAATTTTAATTACTATTAAACGAACCTGGCACAAAGCGCTTGCGTACCTGGTAATAATTGCGGCGGTGATAGTTGCAGCGCGGGTGATAGGTACCGAAACCGAGGCCACGATTGCGGAAACGCAATGCAAAGTGGAACCGGCGCCGGTATGCGAAGCCCAAGCGGTGAAGCAGGAGCTAACGGAGTGTAGGCAAGAGCTAAAAAAGTGGCCGGAACCTGGAAGCGAAGCAGGCACAAAGGCGCGGGTAGAGTACCTGCTGGCCGAGTGGGCCGCGCGTTTGGGCGTAAACTACCAGCTGGCGCATGCGATTATTAGCTGCGAGGGTGGATTTACAAACCCGAAGCGCTGCAATGAAAGTATCGGCTGCACCGGCGGGCAAGGACATTACCAAATAATACCGAGTACCTGGGCCGGCATTATAGCTGATACAAGCAACCCGCTGCCGGACTATTGCAGAAAAGCAGACGCAGTTTTTATTAGCGAGTGCAATATAGCGGGGGGAACATGGTTACTAAAACGCGACGGAGATAGGCATTGGCAACCCTATAGCGGTTGGTGCTATGCCGTAAAATTATGAAGGCAATTAAAATTACTAGAGGAGAATATGCGCTAGTTGATGATATAGATTACGAAAAAATTGCTGCGCATAAATGGTTTTGCAAGCCAATGGGAAATAACAAATATGCTGCTAGAGAGGTAGATAAGAAAATTATTTATATGCACCGCATAATTCTTGGTGCAAAAGCTGGGCAGATTTGCGACCACATAAACGGCAATAGCTTAGATAATAGGCGGGCCAATTTAAGATTTTGCACACGGGGCCAAAATGCTAAAAATAGAGGCGTAAATAAAAATAATACTACGGGAATTAAGGGCGTAACATGGTACAAGAGATTAAAAAAATGGCGCGCACAGATTAGGGTTGATTACAAACTAGAGCATATAGGGCTTTTTGATAATAAAAATGACGCAGAAATTGCCTATAAGCAGGCCGCTAAAAAGGCATTTGGCGAATATGCGCGCATATAATTCCTTATGACCCAAAACGGCACTATACAATGTTTTATCCGGCTGCCCGTTTACATGGCTGCAGCAATGGATTTTACGTTGCGCTGATTTTGGGCGCTATTTACTAGCCCGCGCGCTACGGCATGCCCGCGCCTTATGCAGCATTTATGCTGCGCGCTCCTAGAGCAAAGGCAACCACGGGCAAGCCCGCGAACGGCGGCCCCGTTAAGCGGCCCAGCCACCTTAAAAATGGCTGGGCTTTTTACACAGCTTGTATACAGCTTGTAAACTTTTCGTATGATTTTGGGCTATTGACGCATTTTAGGGCTGGGTATATCCTATAGGATATGATATTGCCAGCACAAGCAAGGGCGGCCGTTGACACGATTTGCGCACACTATGGTTTTAGCTTTGACGAGATATTGGAGCAGAAGCGCAATGCAGAGAGAACTAGCGCGAAACGAGCGCTGGTTATTTTTTTACGCGAGCATGCCGGTTGGAGCTTTCCGCGCATTGCAAGATACATGCAGCGCGACCATACGACGGTAATACACCATTACGAGAGGGCGGGAGAGGGTATTAAAAAAACAGCGGAGCTTTTTGCTGCAGCGTTTAAGGCAAGCGGTGGGCCGAGCGTTTGCCCAGCATGCAAGCAACCAATTAAGAAAAATTAAATATGGAGCAAGCAGACGTAAAAACCAGGCAGTTTAGGGAGCAGCCGTTTTGCTGGCAGGAGAAAACAGCGCTGCGGCTGCTGCGGAAATTATACAAAGGGCGCAAGCTGCAAGTGCGGCGTGCGGTTTATTTAGCGCTTACCGAGATAGAAAGCGATTTTGGCCGAGATTGGGTTAAGAACTATACCAAAACTATTGCAACCTACGCCGGCGTTGAACGGCACACGGTAAGCACGGTGCTAAAGGAGTTTATAGCACAGGGGCTTATTACTGCCACCGGCGAGCGCGGAAAGGACGGCAAGTTTACCAGCCGGCAGGTTAAGATTTTACCAGTGGCGTGTAAACCACCAGTGGTTAAACCCACCAGCGGTTTAGTTACCACATTAGAAGATAGTATTACGTTAGAAGATAGTATTAGTAAGAAACGTACTGCGTCGCGCAAGCGCGCCGCGGTGGATTGGCTTAAAAAAGGCGACGCGACGCCGGTAACGCTAACGGAGTTTGTAGAATACTTTAGAGCAAGCCCGCAGCGCCATATACAGCTAGTTGCCGAATATGCAGACGATAAGAAGCCGCCATGTAAGACCGGCGGGCAATGGTTTACGTTTTACCGGCGTAACCTGCGCGCAGCAATGCAGCTAGCAGAGTTTACAGACGAGCAGATAGAGGACGCCGCGAGGAGGATTTATGGCGCGAATTGGGTACGGGCCTGGACAATGGAAACCCTGCTAAAGTTTTTGTTAGATAACCACCAGTAGTATGAATTACCGAGAATATCTAAAAACAAAAACATGGCTGCTAAAAAAGCATGAGCTGATTAGCTTTTATATTAAGAATGATTTTAACATTGAGTGCGTTTTTTGCGGAACTGAAAACGAGCTACAGGTACACCATTGGAGCTATGGAAACTTAGGTAATGAAGAAATGTCGCAGCTAACTTTTGCATGCGCAGAGTGCCACAAACGCTGGCATTTTGAGAAAGGATTTAAGGATATTTGGCTAGACACGGGGCTTGATGATATTTTAGCGCATGTAAATACACAATAAGCATGGCATTTTACCGCACAAAACAAGAACGCATAGAAAACGACGCGCGCCTGATTACGGATTATACGACCGAGGAGCTGAAAGCAATGCTGGGCGATTGGGAGCGCGAGCGCGAGGAGGCAATACGAGCCAAGCCGGAGAAAAGCGAGCAGACGCCATTAGGCGTGCGGCCCCAGGGTTTAATTGACCTGGCCGTGGCAGCCGGCGCGATTGTGTGCCGCAACGGCCATTGGTTTGTGCGCATGCCGGAGATAGACGAGTGGCAGAAAAAAGAGAGCGCGCTAGCAGAGCTGAAATGGAGGCGAGAGTTTGCCGCGAAAAAAGAGCGCGAGGCGCAGGACGCGATAGCAGACCAGGAGGTGCGGCCGGAGCTGGATAAGAGCCAAATAGGCAAGCCAATGCCGGAGGCGGGGCCGGAGCCGGAACGCGAGGAGCCACAGTTTTAGGGCTTGACACGATAGCTGGCATGGTGTACCATGCCGATATTGGCCGGTGAAGCGGCTTGACGTTGCAGCACTATAGCTGCATACTAGCTGGGATATTGAACCCCGCACCTGCTTCACCAGGCGCGGGTTTTTTTGGCCCGCGAAAGCAAGGAGGTGAAAATATGGTGGACGTAAAAATAACCCTACAGATTGGCGACGTGAACATTACAACGGAAAATGCCGCGCAGGCGCGGCAGCTGCTAGATATGCTGGTAAGCGGAAACATAAGAGAGCTGCCGCAGAAAGCGCAGCCGGTAGCGCAGCCAGTTTTTGTGCCGGTGAAAAGAAAATGGCGGTTGCACAAAAGCTGGACGCAGGAGGAGGACGTGCGGGCAATGACCTTATGGAATGAGGGAGCGAAAACAAAAAAAATAGCCCGCGAAATGGGGCGTAGTGCCGGTGCGATTTGGGCGCACATGGACGAGCTACGGAGAAAAGGGCAAGCCGTTGCGCGCAGAGAGCGGCATACGGCTGAAAAAATAACTGCAGATACAAGCTACCTGGATAATGCGGAACCAAAAAAGGGATTTAAGCCGCATTGGCGCATGCTTTTCCTAAAGACGCCGCAATGCCCAAAGTGCAGCCATTACATACAGCAGCGAGAGTGGGGCTTTATTTGCACCACGCCGGAGTGCGGCTTTAAGATTAGCGCAGCGAAATACAGGGAGATTTGGGATAGCATGCGCCGGTTTGCGCAAAAGAAAAATACCGCATGGACGGCAGAGGAGGATAACGAGCTGGCCGACTTGTATAACAGCGGCAAAAAGATTAAAGAGATTGCGCGAACGATTGGCCGCACAAAAGGCGCAGTATATGCGCGGCTAGATAAACTGCGCGCAGAGGGCAAAGTAAACGGTAAACGATACACAAAACATGAGCAAAACCCCATTGGTAAAAC